CAGGAGACTCAGCATATCCTTCAACAACCTCACCTTCTGGTTGGTATGAATTTTTCATCATAACTCCACGCATATTCATATTTTGATCTGCACCAGACATTCCTGCATCTCTCATAGCACCTCTAAGACGATCATATTTACTCTGCAATCTATTTGAAGTGTTGATAGTGGTATTCATCAAACCAGAGGTTCCTGTCATCTTGCCAATATCTCTTGCATCTTGTTGTGTCTGTTGAAGAGATGGTTGTGTTCTATTTTGTGGATTAGATGATGGTGTAATCTGTGTTGCACCATCAAGCATTTTATCTACTTGTGGTTTGGCAAACCTTTTAAGTAAGTATGGTGCAGCAAGAGCAGCAGCAGCGCCACCAACCACTAATGGAGCAACCTCATCAAGTTTTTCAAAATCTGTTCTCCAGTTTGAATAAGATTCTTGAGTCACGTTCTTTGCCTTCCCTTTTCTATTTGGATTTGGATCTTCTTTGCGTTTTTTAGCAGCTCTCTTGTTTCTCTCTTCTTTACTCATAGCAGCACGGTCGTCTGCGTCACGACAATATGGTTTGGTCTTTTGACCGGGTTGTTTCGCACAGGGCTTGCCATCATATTTACCACCAGTCTGTTTCCAACCGCCACCTTTGAACCAGTCGCGGAGAGAATATCCTTTGTCTTTGGAAGACTTACCATCACGTTTTTCAGTGATAACACCCTCCAAACATTGGCAAGGATCGTGTCCGCAGATAGGACAAGTTTCCTCATTAGTTACATAATCTGCTGCAGTATCAATATAATCTGCTGCCTTGGTTATTTTAGATTGAACCCATGCTTTTAGTTCGCCTTCACCAGTTTTACCCATCTTTTTTTCAAGACGAGAAGCAGCATTCTTAATAGTTTTTAATTCTGAACGAGCCATAGAATACTCGTGATCTTTCTTCTTTTCCTCGTTCATTTTTTTCTTACGACCTTGGCAGTGTGCTTTTTGAGAGAATCCTTTTGGATTATCGCAATCAATAGACTTCTTATATTTATCTGACCACCCTTCTTTCATTGCCTGCTTACGAATTGTAGCAAAGTAAATCTTAGTGCCCTCTTCTTTACCATACTGATCAATCATATTCTGCTTCATATCAGACTTATCATACTTTTTCTTAAGCATGGTGTCCTTTCTCTTTTGAGCAGGACTCATTACTGCTTCACTTACACCACCGCCACCATTTCCACCATTACCATTACCACCGTTTCCACCATTACCATTTCCATTACCATTTTTCTTGGTTTCAGTTTCTCCACTATCTTCCGACTTCTCTTCTTCCTTCTCCCTACGGAGATATCCACCCAAACCTACACGATATCCACCAGGGATCCGCTTACACTTTTTATCTTTATAGCAGTAGTAATACCCCTGCTTACACTTCTTCATTTATCTTTTTCTGGGTTATTACTATTTAGAAATCCTTGCTTCAGAAGTTTTTGTAGTTCTGATGTAGAACCTACAAACACTGCATTATTGGTAACACTATTGGGACCCTTTGCTCCGTCTTCTTCAAGATCCTTAAGTTTCTTTTGTAAATCTGCTAACTTGTCTGTGGTGTCTGCCACACTCTTAATAAGTTGTCCAGCAACTTCATATGCTCTAGGACTGGCACTTTCTCCTGCCAATTCCATTATTCCATTTATTGCCTCTTGCCCCTTCTCAATTAACGAATATAAGTTTGCTCTTGTATATTCGTAGTCTTTTTTAATATCGTTACTTTCTGCCGGTCTCTTTATAGGAGATGGTTTTTCTGTTTCAACAATACTACTTTCCACGTTAAGTGCATCATCAATCGCATCAAAATCAGACATAAGTATCAAATATCAGACTGCTTTGTAGGACTATACGATTTAGAATCTGTAAATGTCTCCCAAGTTTCGGTGAAACCAAAATCATCACCTGGATTAGCAGTGATTGGATCAGGTACAGCAGTGTACCTTACCTCTCTCTTCGCTGTCTGAGTATTTGTGTCAGCGTACATGTCAACTTGAACCTTACGGATGAGACCTTCAGGATTCTCAGCAACAGGACCAAAGAGGTAAGTTTTTGCTGTGAATCGTAAAGTATATATTAAAGCTCTACGTGTAGAGAAGTCTCCTTCGTAATCATCTTGAAAATTAACTGAATTCAAAACAACAGGAATATCTCTTTTTTCTCCAATTGATTCAACCAAATCCACAGTAATGTTGAAAGATGGTTGGAAATATGGGAGTATCTGCTCAACAATTTGAAGAGCATCATCGTTTAACTTTGACAGAATGCTGAGTTCAAATCCAATATTATATGGAACAGGCATGAAGACTTTCTTCATGTTACTATTTCCATCAACCGCTTTGAAAGTCTGTGTAATTCCAGACTTTCTAGTTGAGTCATATGCGATAGATGTCATTTCAAACGACATTCTAGGCATTGTGATCTGGACTGGTTTGTCCAGATTTGCCTGCTGCTCTAATCTTGCTAAGAACTTTTGTGTTGGACCATATGCCAAAGGAACTTTCAGTTGACTTACAACACCACCACTTGAGTCTTTGTGCTTGATATTTAAATCATTGAACAAAGTACCGAAAGATATGATAGTCTTTCTGATGATTTCGTGATAGTAGTAAGTTCCTAACATTAGTATGTTCCGAAGGGATTAGTTTCGCTGAAGTCAATTAGACTATCTGCTTGTGTTTCAAATTCATCATTGTCTCTGTATTTATCGGTCTCAGTGTTCGCCACACCAGTATTCTTGATGACATAGGCAGCACCCGACTTAGCACCAGTGAGGGTCTCACCAGCAAAGAAATAACCAGATGTAAGACCGACACGGAGGATATTGGTGTCTGCATCCCATCTCTTGACCCGAGCAGACATGTTAGACCTAGATCCGGTGACGACCTCATTGAACCAGAAAGTTCCAATGCCAGTTGTTGCGGCAGAACCAATAGTTACGGTTGGAGCAGATCCTAAGAATCCAGCACCAGCATTGACAATTCTGATTTCACTGATAGTTCCTGCGGCAGATACAACTGCCCTAGCACTGGCATTAATTGCTGGAGAGAGTGGAGGAACAGAAACTGTCACTGGAGGTGTTGTAGTAAATCCACTACCACCGTCCGTAATTGTGAACGAAATTACACCTCTATGAGCAGTAATAATTCCACAGGTAGCAGCAGCGCCAGTTCCACCCCCACCACTAATTGTAATAGTTGGTGTTACAGTATATCCTGCGCCAGCATTAGTGAGCAGGATTTCTGATATAGAGGTGATGTTATTTCTGGTCGTCGTGATTGCCACTGCTGTAGCATCAGTTCCACCTGATGGTGCTGTTGTAATTGCTACAGTTGGTGTGCTGGTAAATCCAGATCCATCATTATCAAGGAATATCTTCTGGATATATCCTGTGCCCACAGATGCTGTCGCAGAGGCACCAGAACCCGTTGAGAACATCGTAAGGTCAAGAATGTAACCCTGGTCTTCAAGAACTGTATCAATGGCATCAATAGAGGTGTCAAAGACTTCATCTTCATACTCAAAGAGTTCACACTTAAGTTCATAAACATAGTTCTTACCCAATTGATAAAATGGGTTTTCATGCTCTACAAATTTAACTTCAAACAAACGTTTGCCAAGTGGGAAATAAATTAAATCACCCTCTCTAGGTCTTCCCGATACTTCAACTTCCTGATCACTTTCATCATCCAAGAAAGGTGAAATAAAATCTTCAAACCTCTCTCTAGATACTGTGACTGTCAATTCATCTCTGAGACTGACGCCAAATTTGGTCATGAGGTCGCCAGCACCACTATAACCATCGTAGGTGTTTACATATGCTTCCAGTAAGAAGTTATCATCAAACTTAGAAGATTGTACTTCCTCAATGATAGTTTGTTTGCGAACATACTTTCTAGGGATGTATGTTACTTCAACGCCATATATCTTGAGTTGTTCGTTGATCAACTCTTGTACTAATCTTTGTTCCCCAAAGGAACCTTGTAGGAAAAAGGGATTAAGTGCCATCAGCCAATAA